GTAGAGAGATTGCTTTTCAGTTAAGTAATTTTTGTACTGAATCACGCTCATGATTGTGAAATCATCAGGTCCTTCGGCATCGTCAGCTAACTCTTGGACAATAGCTGGCCATTCGCCAGGTAGGTTTTCTGGATTAGAAACTTGCGAATAAAACTTTACAGCAATCTTCATACTAGCTCCTGCTTAACTTATTGTACGACAAATGAAAAAGGGAGACATCAAAAATGCCTCCCCTATACCTTATCACAAATCACAATTTGTAAATTACTGTTTTGACAGCACAGCCTTAATTAGTTTGTCTTTCGACATCCTCAAATTAACAATGCCCAATGCTGCGGCAACCTGCTGAAGTTCTTCAATTGGGAGTTCCTCGAGAGCTTCTTTTGTCATGCCAGGATTTTGTGCTTGCAGCTCTGCTTCTGCCTGTGCTTGTACATGGGCATCTGGAACAACTGTGTCTTGCTGTGGGACTGGGTAACCTAGCCTTTTGGCCTCTAAAACCATGTGGCTATTTGGGTCAATGCCTGGAGCTAATGAGAAACGCTCGTTGTGCTTTTTTTGATTTGCGGCCTTTACTTTTTCAATGGCCTCTTGTTCTTTGGTGAGTTTTGCAGGTTTTTGGCCTGTTGATCTTTCTTTATCTTTGGCGAATTTCCACATGCTGCCGTAAAACGCATTGGGGGCATTCTGTCGATCTTGTGTGAAAATATCTTCGCTGGTTACACCATTTGAAAATCTAAATAATTCCATGTCTCCTCCTGACAAATCTAACTTTTACACATCATCAGCGCGTATCCAGAAAAAGTAAAGGGGAGATTTCTCTCCCCTCGACTCTCTAAAATTTCATCTCAGTCAATTATGACGGACGACGATCAAGTAATGCCTTCTGACGCACAACTCCGATATTGTACCAAACAACATTCACCCAAGGTCGAGGCACTTGAGGCGCCAAGACATGTGCGAAAAGTTTGTTTGAGTGCAACCATCCAAGTTTTGCAAGGTCAAACTCGAACATTCCTGTCAATTGAGCGACTGCCGCAGAAGAACGGCCTTCTACATACTCATTGGTGATGCTTGTAGGAGCGTCACCACGATCAAGAGCAGCAGCGTTCTCTGAGAAAATGTCCGTTCCCCATGCCCAAGAAGAACCAGGGAGGAACAAGTTAGAGTCAACTACTGTGATCGTTGAGGTATTACCCAACGAAGTACCGTTTGGTACTTCAAAAATAAACTGAGGGTCCAAAATAATTGGAGCCTTGAAGGTGTCAGCTTGAGCTACATCTGACACATATCCACGATAAATTCTGAACGAAAGTTCATCGCCTCGAGGATAAATGTTAAACTCAATCGTCTTACCTTCAGACGCATTCACGCTGTTTGACAAGTTCGACGCTACAGACTCACCGACTTCATTCACCGCGCACACAATGTACACGAAGCCTGTCATACGGATGCCTTCTGCGGCCAAGAACTTACCAGAACCAGACACGTTCACTGCTGGTTGAGAGCAGTTACCAGCACTTGCACTTCCACTGAATGTGAAAGCTGCTGGAGCGCCTGGAATCAGGTCTGAGTTCGGTCCACCAGATCGAACAAAGCTTGATAATGCTGAGTCTCTGCGGAAGTGAACCACAGAACCTTGCACTCTCATGCCGTCAATGCTGTTACCGATAATCATTCCACGATTCGCGTCTTGCGGAGTAATCATGAAACGAGCTGCTGGGTCGAGATTCTCTTCAATAACCTCGAGCACTTCAGGTGCCATGTAAATTCTGCGAAGAACGCCATGACGCTTTGTGAAGCCTACAGCCGCTTTACGAATACCTTTCTGACCATCTGGCAAAAGTGCTTCACCGCGCATGTCGATGAAAATATCACTATTGCTAAATGGAACAGTGGCAGACGGGTCTTTCGTCAACTCGTCGATAAGCTGCCAACATCCTTTAAAGATGTTTGTATCGAGAGTAGTGCGAGTATCAGCCATGTACAAATCAGCATTGATTTGGTACTGCATGAGCAACTTGACTGACGCATCATTAGCTGACGCGATGTCTGGTTGGCCCATTGCTTTGATTGTGTTTTGCAACACAGTCAAGCCCTGAACTGCGCTTGTCTTTCCGTACAGTTTTAACTGCACGTTTTTCTTTGTTCCCTCAATGTTGGATTGCGGAGGCAAGCCATTGGCGCGGAACGATGCCTTCGCCTTATGGTTACCGTAACGATCAACCAGAGTAAACTCGTGGTTTACTTGATTTGCTGGTTGTCGAGGCATATCCTTCAGAAGAGCCATCTCAGCGCGGTCAGTATCAGCGTAAAGCTGTACATAAGCCTCTGCTTCAAGGTCTTCTTTCATGAAGGGAGCAATTGATGTTCCTGTCGCGGAGTCAACCGATAAGGCTTTTCTCACACGATCAAGAATCTCTGCATCCTGTCCTGTAAACATTTAGGACCCCCTTACTTGATCTTCTGAAGAATACTTGCATCGTTCGTGTCGATTGCTTTCTTCATCTCAGATTTTGAAATTTTCCCCTTAACGGCTGCATTGAACAGTCGGTTTTTGTCTTCTGGAGACAAACCACTCTGCTCACCTGTGCCCTCAGTAGTCTCTGACTTGTTTAGAGTCATTGACTGAACCGCCTTGGGAACCCCTGGCAAACTCGACATCGCCTTAACAAGAGGTTGAACCTCCGCTAAAGATTTTTCGATCTTATCTTGACGATCAATGATTGAAGTAAGAGCCTTCAAAATCAAAGCCTCGTTCTTCTCTCGGCGAGGGTCAGCCATTGCAGTGAGTAACTCACCAAATGTAGCCATACCTTCTTCGATAAGCTGAACGGACTTTTGAAGGTCCTCAAGGACTTCAGTAGCGTCGATAACTTCATCTTCGCCTTCTTCGCCCTCTTCATTCTCATCAACCTCGTCATAAGATTTTTTCATTTTTTTCTTATGACTTTTCTTTTTGAAATGCTTTGGCATTTCTTCTTCTTCCTCATCCTCATCTTCGTCCTCATGCCCTTTTCGAGCTTCGTACTTAGATGAGTCAGGATAACCTGCTCCAGATTTTTTTGGAGATTTAGCAGGGTCGTCGGAAGAGTCGATGAGAGAACCTCGTTTGTCCTTCTCAGCCTTCAGATCCGAGGACTGTGCTTTTCCAAAATAGTCTTTGGCGGCTACCATGAGAGCTTTCATCAAACCTGCATCATTTTTTGGTTCTTCGGCTGGAGCAGACGCAGGAGTTTCTTCCTTTTGCTGTCCAAGCTTTTGTTCCAATTCAGATGCAAGCTCGTCGAAATTCTCTTCTTTCATCAGAGCCTCCTCTTACTTTTTACCGCCGGACCCCATGCCCAGCAGCTTATTTTTCATAAAATCATAGACCTTAATTGTCGCATCTGCCTCACTAAAACCCTTTTTTACGAGGTGTTTAACAAGTTTGCGGCCCAGGTTTTCCTTTTTACTGGATGCACCCTCAAGGTCCTCTTTCATAAACGAACCAATGTTTTGCACTGATAACGCTTTATAAAATTCATCATTGATTGATAATTCTGCGCCCTTATCCAAACTTTTTGCAAGCATTGTTAATGAACAGTTTGGATTTACTGGCCGGAATGTGAGCGCAATATTATAGATGTCGGCCTTTTTAACATATTTTCCATCATCACTTCGCTCAATAACCTTGCCCTCAACCGAGCAGCAAAGTCCACGCTGAAGTCCTGACTTCTTAAGTGTATTGTGTTGCTGGACAACCTCATTAGTCGAATAGCCCTTTGTAATAGGCATATCTTTCAAGATCATTCCTTCACACATCCACTTATTGTTTTCAAACCAGGCCTTCTTACCTACTGGCACCCCAACCATCGCGTGACTCATGTGATTCCAATTGTATTCTCCAGAGTCAGTAAATGGGGTGAAGTTTAAGCCCTTTTGAAGTAAAGTTTCGCCCTCTCTATCTTTATCAGAGGTTGAGGCAACGGCTGAAAAATGCCATCCCTCGGTGTCACCGACTTTCTCGGCCTTCAAAATCACATCCCCAAAATGGGCATTGAATGTACCGTCGTGTTTAATAAAAAATTGGTTTTCCACTGTTTTCAACACCTTATGCTAGAGTTAAGCATGCATTACTCTTTTATTTTATGGTCTATTATGTTTAATCCGCAATAAATTTTAATTCTTTTTATGATACCTAGACAGCAGTTCAAACTGCTTGCGAATTTCATGAAGTCGATTGTTGGCCAGATGTGCTGGTTGATTCAGCATCCCGCCTTCAGCAAAGTACTCATTCCATGAGGCAACGGTGACATCTGCTGCGGTCATGGGACCAGTGTATGAATACACTTCATCCATGGATTTATTCAGCTTTTTGTAATGTTTCAATTCTTTTGACTGTTTCTTCGCCTCTTTTAAATCATCCTTGTGGCTAGGTGAGCGAAGTACTCGAATTAAATTCTTATGTTCTTCAATCATTTCCTTAAGGTCGAATTTTGCTTTTTTACCCATTCAAGCCCCCAAGTAAATTTTGTGCAATTTCAATAACCAAAGATAAAGAACTGCTCTTTTTCAGTCGCTTTTTGTTTCGATAAACTCGTTCCATTGCTTTTTTACGTTGAATAAAACGCTTTTTAGACATTTTTAAAACTTTATTTGGGTCGAGCATTCCCATCCTGATTGATGATTGAATGATGCCGTCTTGGTCATCATAAGTTGGTGACGGCGGGTTTTTAGTACCATGTTTTCTCATGGCATTTTTCATGTACCCTTCAATCGCTCCCATGTTGACCATGCCATCATTTTTTCCAGCAAATCTGGTGCAACAATACACAAACCATTTTGGATGTTTTTTGTAAAAAACCTTGGAATCTCCATAAGATAAAGCCTTCGACAATGGCACCACTCTCTGATCTTTTACATCAGCATTTTTAAACATGGTATTGAAGGCTTTATTCCATATTCCAATTTGGAATTTATCAATACCAGATGGACCATGTTCATAGGCTTTTGTGATGATGGCTTTGCATAGCCCACGGAAACCACTGTCTGGGACAGTCGATAGGTGAGTTCCTGGTCCTAAAATTTGTCTGCAAGCATACAGCAAGTGTCCAATTGGCTTTTTCTTCGCTGCGAATTTCTCAGAAACCCATTGGTCACGTTCGGCATCGGTTTTCAATAAGGACATTTCATTTTTTACATCAGATAGCCATTTTTGAATTGCGCTGGCTTTTTCAGTGTGAACAGTTTTTCCAGCGTGAGCGGCCTCCATTTCTTTTATGTATCTTTCTGCCGCCTCAACTGTTCGATGTTTCCATAAGGCTTTAAATCCATGGTGACCATACTTATCTTCAAGAAAACGATGTGCAATTTCACGACTGTACCCAATGCGATGCTTGCTTGCGTGGCGAACCACATCTCGAGCTGCTGTGTGCATTAATTTTGCTGACTTTGAATTTGGATGAACGTCATCTTGAGCATGAATATCTGACACAATTTCGCGAAGTAATTGCCAGTGTCCAGTTTGACGTTTAATCCATTTTCCAGTTTTCCTTTTTCTCACAGTTCCAACTGGATATGATTTTGACTTCATTAAAATCATGCTAAACCCTCGAGTTTTTTTACGACGTATTTCTTTATTATTTTCCTCGGTGCATCGTTAATTTTCAATGTTTTCATTGATCTGTCCCTGTGTGGAGCTGCAATCACCCAGTCAGTTATGGTTTTAAACGCAAGGAAGTCGTTTACATATCTAATACTCTCTTTAGACCACATTTCAGGCATAGCGGCCACATGAGGTATCATTTCCATGGTCCAGCTCAGATAATCGTCGAATGTTTTTGTTTTCAACACATCAAGCTCGGTGTTTGATTTGTAAAACCTAAGATCGGATATGTTCATGATGTCA